CAGTCTACTAGCCCATTGTCTCGCGCCCAGTCGCAGCAGGATATTGTTGTCTTTGACCGCTTTGTTGAGTTGGTGCAGGGCCGTTTTGGCCCGCAGCTTGTTAACCTTTTGGTTAAGAGTGAAGAGGCTGCAAAGTATTTGGCCGATAAGTTTGGCGTACCAGAACGCCTGCTGCGATCCGATGCGGAACGTGGTGAAATGATGGCACAGATTGCTATGCAGTTAGGTGCCGCACAGTCTGGTGGTATGCCTGCTATGGGAGAAGCTGGTGGAGCAGAAGTCGCGCCCGGTGGTGGGGCCTGACGGTAATATCCGTACACCCAAACAGGAAGATGAACTTAATAAAATCTTTGCCGGTGTCTTTGCAGGACAGGGTGGCAAGGAGATTATTCGTTATCTTCGCAGCATAACAATCGAATCTGTAGCTGGTCCCGCAATTAATTCAAACGAATTAATGCACAAGGAGGGCCAGAGGTTTATTGTTGGTATCATTGAACAGAGAATAGCGAGAGGTCAAAATGAACGATAGTCTTATTTCGGGTGACTCCCCGCAGGATCAGAATAGCGAAGCGGCAAATGACGTGGATGTTTCACATGAAACACAGCAGCGTCCTGATTGGTTGCCGGAAAAGTTTTGGGTAGATAACCAGCCAGCCTATGAGTCTTTGGCTAAATCCTATGGCGAACTAGAGACACGGTTTCGATCAAAGGACGAATCCCTTCGAGAGTCCATTATTGAAGAATTGTCCGCCGAAGCAATAGCTAATCGCCCGGCAAAGGTAGAGGATTACGAACTACCTGTGATTGAGAGCGTAGATCTTCAGCAGCTTGCGAACCATCCACTTACGGAGTGGTGGGCAAATTTTGCCTACGAAAACGGATTTGGGCAGGATACCTTCAAGGAAGGCATCCAGAAATATCTTGAAGCCAGGATGACGGATGTTCCAGATTATGAGCGGGAAATGGAAGCTATTGGCGATAATGCTTCTGCCCGCACCCAGGCAGTAGGTCTATGGGCATCCAAGAACCTGGGACAGGACGAGATGGCTGCTCTTGAGCAGGTCTGCACAACGGCTGCAAACTTCAAGTTGGTTGAGAAGCTGATTGCTATGGCTGGTAATCAGGGGAATCCAGACGCAGTAACCGAGTCTGTGCCGGAAGTAGACGAAGCTGATGTTAGGAAGATGATGATGGATCGCCGTTACTGGTCCTCACAGGATCGAGATCCTCGCTTTGTTAAGCAGGTAGAGCGATTCTTCCAGAAAAAGTATAACGCCTAATGCAAATTAGATACGTCGAAATGGCGGATATAGACCAGTGCATACAACTGGGATATGCCATGCACCAGGAAAGTGTGTATCGAGTGCATCCTTATTTACCTGATAAGGTGGCATTTTTGGTGCAGACTTGCATAGAAAGTCCTGAATATGTCGGTCTTGTGGCGGAACATTCTGGGCAAATTGTGGGCTTTATGGCTGGCATTGTGGGCGAAAACTTCTTTTCAAACACCAGGTATGCCAACGACATAGCCCTGTATGTGCATCCAGAAAACAGAGGCAGCACGGCTGCTGTTAGACTGGTAAGCCAGTTTCTGACATGGGCTGATAGTATGGGGTGCGATGAGGTTCGATGCGGAATCACAACCCAAATTAACGATCCTATAGCCATCAAATTGTATAAACGGTTTGGATTCCGAGAAGGCGGCATTTTGATGGTAAGGTGATTAGTCCATTGAACTTTACTTTCAATTGGAAAAGTAATGCGTCATAGGCCCGTGTATATTAGGCTTGAGCCCCTTGTGGATAACTCGCTGCCGGGTATCGTCGGACAACCTTAGAACCAAGGTTATTAACTCTGCTAACGAAAGGAACCTGTTATGGCTACGACCATTGATCAGGCTTTTATCAAGCAGTTTGAGTCCGAAGTGCATATGGCTTATCAGCGTATGGGCTCAAAGCTGCGCAACACTGTACGGTATAAGGGTAATGTTAACGGTACCTCCACCACCTTCCAGAAGGTTGGTAAGGGTGCTGCAAGCACCAAGTCGCGTCACGGCAACCTTCCGGTCATGAACATTGATCATTCGAATGTTGAGTGTACGCTGGCGGACTACTACGCATCTGACTACGTTGATAAGCTCGACGAGCTGAAGATCAACATTGATGAGCGTGGTGTTGTGTCGAACAATGCTGCTTATGCAATGGGCCGCAAGACCGACGAACTTATCGTAGCTGCTCTGGACGGTACGTCCCAGACGATTACGGAAGCTGGTTCTGACGGTCTTACCCAGACCAAGATCAACACCGTATTTGCCACCTTTGGTGAAAACGATGTGCCGGATGATGGTGAGCGTTACTTCATCATTTCGCCGGAAGGTTGGGTGGATCTGCTCGGAATCTCTGCGTTCTCGGATGCTGATTTCGTTGGCCCCGATGACCTGCCGTATAAGGGCGGCATGGTTGCTAAGCGTTGGCTTGGCTTTATGTGGATGACGTTCTCCGGCCTGGATGTGTCCGGCAGTATCCGCAAATGCTTTGCCTTCCATCGCTCGGCAATTGGTATGGCCTCTGGTCAGGACGTAGTTACGGAAGTAAACTACATTCCTGAAAAGGCGGCTCACCTTGTCACTGCCATGATGTCGCAGGGCTCTGTCCTGATTGACAGCAATGGTGTCTATGAAGTCCAGATTGCGGAGTAACCAACATGGCTTTGACTGCTGCTAATCTCTCCAAGGTAGCCGGTGGCGCTCGTCAGGTTTGGGTCTACGAATCTGCCGACGCTGTAGCTACCATTGCCGGTTCGGGTTATTTTAACTCGGTCACTGGCAACCTGCGTCAGTATGACGTTATTCTTGCTATTGGTTCCACTGGCGGGACCGCAACCGTTGACGTCCTTATTGTGACGTCTGCAACGGGTGCAACGACCGTCACCACGGCCAATGGCACCTGATCCTAGATATTGATCTAGGTAGAGGGCGGGATGTTTTTGCTTCTCCAGGCATCCCGCCTTCGTCTAACCGGGGGATCTTTTGGCAGACACTTCTATAGATATTTGCTCTAGGGCGCTTATAATGATCGGGGCTTCCCCGATTACGTCGTTTTCTGACGGCACTACTGAAGCGACCGTTGCTTCTAATCTATATGAAGATACTGTAAGGGACATGCTGACCCGGCATCGTTGGCATTTTGCCAGCGGACAGAAACAACTATCCAGGCTTGTCGATGCACCGCTCAATAGGTGGGACGCTGCTTATCAGCTTCCTGCTGATATACTACGGCTTTCGGCTGTTATGGTGAATGATACGCCTATTGCTTACGATGTCTATCAGGACAACGTATATTGCAATGCTACTCAGAACGATGAAGTCTACGCCGACTACATATATCGAGCGATAGAAGAATACTGGCCTCCGTACTTTACGAAGGCACTAGAGTTTGAACTGGCATCCATCTTTGCATACTCTGTTGCTGCACAGGAAAACCTGTCTGGCATTATGGAGAAACGTGCTATTAGGCAGCTTGCTATTAGCCGCAACATAGATAGCCAGGGCCAGACAACGAAGCGTTTGAACGTACAAAGATACCATCAGCTTCGCACAACTACACGAGGTTAAGATGGGGCTCAAACAACTCCAGACGAACTTTTCTTCTGGGGAACTTGGTCCCCTTATGGATATGCGTTCCGATACCGGGTCGTACGCTAACGGCGCTCGTTTAATTCGCAATGCTATGATCTTGAACCAGGGCGGTGTTGTGCGTCGTCCTGGAACAGAATATCTTGCAACATTATCAGGCAACCGTAGGCTTGTGCCGTTTGAGTTTTCAAACGAAGAGCGTTACGTTTTTGCCTTTGGAAATACTATTCTAGAAATATTTGATACATCTGGTACATTATTGCAAACAATTAATGGCTGCGCATGGACTACTTCTATTCTGTTTTCTATGACGTACAGCCAATTTGGCGATCTTATGATTGTGTGTTCGCCGCAGATGAAGATACAAAAAATAACCAGAACTGGGTTATCAACGTTTACTGTTGAGGATTTTTCATTTGCCGAGGCAACTACTGGAATTGAAATCTACCAGCCCTATTACAAATACGCAGCAGACACAACTACTCTTAGTGTTAGCGGAATTACGGGAAGCGTAACTCTAACGTCTAGTGTAGCGCACTTTACGCCAGCACTGGTTGGAACAAGACTGCGCTGGTATGACAATGAAATATTAATTACTGCATACATTAGCGACACCCAGTTAACCGGCACTTGTCAAAAAACTCTTGAAGCACATTTTGATATTGATCCATTTCGAACAACTGATGGATCAAATGTAGTTGAGGTAACTCATATAGGTCACGGTATGACTACCGGAGCATCTGTTACCATTGTTGGTGCAAATGGGTTTGCTGGTATATCTTCCAATCAGCTTAATGGCGTTCGAACCATAACCATTATAGACAGCGATAAATACAGCTTTGTTGCTGGGGCTAATGCCTCATCGTCAGCAGACGGTGGTGGTCCGCATGCAAGGTTCCAAGGATCCAACATTGCCACCAGAACATGGGATGAGCAGGCATTTTCTGCCGTAAGAGGATGGCCTGGTGCTGTTTGCTTCCATGAAAGTAGGCTTTGGTTTGGCGGTTCTTACTCTATACCCAATGGCCTTTGGGCGTCTATGATTGGGCTGTATAATAATTTCTTTACTGATGAGGCATTGGACAACGAATCAATCCAAATTCAAATTAGTTCAGAAGATTTTTCGTCTGTCTTGCATTTGGTTTCCAATCGGCACTT